GGGTGTATCAAGTCCCATAGTTGTCCTGGCCCCAGATGTTAGATCTATAGGTTACAAAACATAATGATAATCAGTTCCATACTTTCCAATTAAATTCGCAGATATATTTAACAATGATGTACAACTAATTGTATTACCAAAATAGATTAGATTATTAATATTGCATGCTTCATTGGGTATAAAATCATTATTCTGTCCAATTAAGGCAAGTCCAGTTATAAAATGAATCATTTTCTCATCGAGCATAGCAATATTAAATTTATCATCAATCAACATAGCTTTCGTGACTAGATCAATAAAATCATCATAATCATCAATGACTATATTATCTTTAAAATTATCTTTCGTAATCAAAATATAATTTATACCACCATTATCCAAGATACTTTCATGATAATATAATTCAGCATTAAATGTAATATCAGCATTATGAACTGGTGTAAAATTAATGAATCTTAATTTTGGAACAGTGAAATCGAGAGTAAGTTTAAGAGAATAAGCAGATTTGCCTTTTGTTGGATGTAAGCCGAAAAACAACCTAGTAAGTGTTAGTTCCATCTGCGTTATATGAGGTACTGGTTCTCCATAAGCTCTATCACTAATAGCAATATAATAAGTATTATCTGTCACAATATTTGTAATATTATAGGTGGTAGTATAATTATCATTTGTGAAGATATTTGTTAACTCTTTCATAGAAATTTCTTCCTCTAACACATTATATTTTCCCGTAACATGATAAAATATTTTTCGAGTAGTATTTCCAATTCTAGTTGTCCACTTACTAAATGGGTTAGTTAATTTATTAAATTTTGAAAATTGATTAACAAATCTCTTAATATACGGTATAGCACTTGGGAGATGATAGTATCCGATAATTAAACTTCCAGCTATTAAGTCAAAAACACCGCCGATTACATCATGTTGAGTTACTTCGACGATTCCAGTAATTAATAATGCAATAGGACCTAAAACAATAACGGAACCTGGAAAGAATGTTTCTAACAATAGAAAACCACCTGATATTAGAGTTTGTACTATCTCTGATACTTGGCTTGGTTGCGAAAGTGCTTGTAAAGTTTTGATTATGCCACTTAAAACTTCTCCTATTTGGTTAAGAGTTTTATCTATTAACGTAATCTTATAGTCAAGATCAGCAATATGGTCGGCTAGATCCTTTTCCGTCAATAAAATTAACTCAATATCTTTCTTAATCTTAATTAAATCATCAGAAGTGGAGAAGACATTTAAATCATCTATAGTATCAATCTCATTCATTGATTTAATAGTAATTGAAAGTAATTTGAATTCACATTTAAAATCAGGCTGATAATCAAAAGATGATGGTAACTTTACACCAATTTGTGCTGCGTCAAACGTTAGTGTCATTTGCTTTGTTCCCCAAGAATTTTTCGATTGAACATCAGGTACAATTTCTGAACGATTATCATACCATCCATTTCCATTTTGCATTGAAACTTGCGCTGTACTATTACCATATGCTAAGTATCCATTCCTGGCCCAAGTATTGATATCAGCTTTCATTTGTCCATTCCATCCAAATTCTTTTGCTGCAACATTTAAAGAGAAATTTGATGATGTATTAATTGATCTATTCATAAACATAGCCTCATCAGTAACAAGGTAAAACTCAATATTATCAATTTTTTCCATCATTTGATCCTTGACAACATCAAACATATTCGCACCTTTTGCTAAATCCCAATGACCTGCAGTTGACATAGCAGTATAAATATAATTATCAGCTAAGTTATCGGTAGGGTTTATCAAAGTTTTATTATCTTTATCCATTTTTGAGAATACTACATATTCATCTGAAGCTTTATCAATTTTATTTAAAAAGAAACCAACATCTCGATCTTCAATACTTAATTTAAATGTCTCACTAGCCAAATAAGTTACGTTTAACTGAGCTTGCTTTTCTATATATCGTGAAAAGGTTAGGTTTTTCGTTACCGTACTATCACCAAGAGATAATTCAACACTTCCAGATGTAGGGTTAGCATATAATAATTTACTCCCTTCTATAAATAATTGTCCAGTAAATTCAACTTCAGCTTGACATAGAAATAATAAACTATCAGTTGTACCTTTTGGTGAACCAAAGCCCAACAAATAATTCTTTCCAGCATAATTGAATACAGTAGTACCATTATTTATATTTTCTTTTTTTACAAAATCTAAAGCTGCGGCAGTTACAACACCAACATCAACTAAATCACTTCCTTTAACATTTACAATTTTATTTAACATAATTGAGTTTACAGTTTGAGTGATACGAAATTCACCTTTAAGGGTTACAGTCTTTTTACTAAGTTGATCCGTTCTATCGATTGTGAAGGGTGTTGAGAAATAATTTGGTCCTGGTAATTTGATTTGATTAATGTTGGGATGTAAATTTGTATCATCAAAATACATTCCTATAATTCCAGTCGTTTGACATCCTCTAAAAACTACAACCTGCCTATGTGATTCACTATGTTCACGGTCATTATTATCATGTGCTCCAACAAATGCAAATATATTTGCACTAAAAGTTTCTCCAAGACTACCAATCATTCCTTTTTTCCAATAAGTAGTGCATCCAATAGGTCCAATGAATAATTGAGTACTTGACTTAATATTACCATAATCACATTGAACTTCTGTAATGGCATTTTCATATAACTGTTTAAGATAATTAAATGAATTTAATCCAGATAATGCTATATTATTTGCACCAGGAATATTTTGTTCCATTATATGTATTAAAGATAAAGCTTTTGTTACCATTAAACCATATATAGATTGAAAATTTGCGATTAAACCCATTGGAATTGTTGTATCACTTTTAGCTAGATAACCAATACCGTCATAATCAAAAACTAAATCTGAAAAATTCACATTTGACATCAGCATAGTCCATGATATGGCAATTATTTTATCAGTTATTGTGATTAATCCAATATATAAATTATTTTTAGTATCAAATTTAAGATAGATAGGAAAAGTTGGGTATTGATAATCAATATTAGTAAATACATCATTTAAACATTTATCAGTAATAAGCGCAAGGGTAACTTTTTGACTATTATTCAATTGTATGTCATAAACTAATGGTTTATTATTAACACGTGCAACACTTAATTTAAAATTATCATTATTTATCAAATAGGTTCTGTCAGCTATTAAATTAAACTCAAAAATGAAATTCTCCTTTCGATTTAGATCATAATCTATATAACAATCACTATAACTTTTCTGTTGTGCAATATTAAATGTTATTGATGATAAGTCAATAGTTTCGTCCCAGTATTTTTTCTGTTTTTGAAGATAATCTTTTAGTGTAGTTTCTAATATTATAAATTTTTTAAATTTATTAACATTAGTATGATTAAATCCATAGGTATATTGCAGAAAATTCATATATTGAATCAAGTTTTGAATACGCCCATCTTGTGTGCCACGATTTGCTAATAAATAATTAACATCAGACCGTAATTTACGTAATTCCTTATATATAGTATCGGAACTGAGCTCCATGGGGTTTAGAGAATTTAAAGCGTTAATTAAATAAGTAGATTAGGTTTAATTTAGTTCAGGTTAATTAGTTTAGGCAAGGATGTATTGTAATACAACATATACTATACCAAAGTTTTTATGCATCATTAGTTTTGTTCTTAGTCTACTAACATCAATTCATTTCAACAAAGAGAAGATTATACCTAATCT